CGGCGGTGTGGATCTTTCCGACCACATGACCTCGGCGTCGCTGGAAATCAGCTACGACGACGTCGAAACCACCGCGTTCGGCGACGCGACGCGCACCCGCATCGGCGGCCTGGGCGACGCAACGCTAAATATTAGTTTTAACCAGGACTATGCGGCCTCAGAGGTCGATGCGACACTGACCGGCCTCGTCGGCACCCTCACGGCGTTCGTGTTCAAGCCGACTAGCGCGTCGGTTGGCGCCACCAACCCGAGCTATTCCGGGTCGGCGCTCGTCACCGCGTACACGCCCATATCAGCCGAAGTCGGGAGCCTCAGCACACTGAGCGTGTCGTGGCCCGTGTCAGGGACCATCACCCGAGCAACCAGCTAACCAACCGAGGGGAGCATCATGAAAAACTCGATGAAGATCACGCTACGGGTCGCCCACGACGGCGCCGAACGCACCCTGGTGGCCGGCCCGGCCGCCATAGTCGCGTTCGAGCGCCACTGGGGCCTGGGCATCGGGAAAGCCATGTCGGAAGTCCGCGTCGAGCATCTCGCGTGGTTGGCGCATCGGGCGGCGTGGCAGGAAGCCGAAGCCGGCAACGGCCCGGCGGTCAAGCCGTTCGACAGGTGGTTGGATCTGCTGGAGGACATCGAAGCGGTCGCCGACGAGGACGACGACGTCCCTTTGGATGGGACGCCCTGACCGTTCAGGTGGCCGCGTTGGCGGTTCGGACAGGGATTTCACCCCTAGACCTCGTCAGGTGCCCACCGGAAATGTTGAACGCGATAGTGCGGGTGTTGGAGTACCAGGCCGACGAAGCAGAGAAAGCGAAAGCGAGGAACCGGCGCTAATGGCTACCCGACGCGACTCACGGGTCAACCGCACGATGGTCGGTGTCGAAATGTTCGGCCTCGACGAGTTCCTCCGGGAGCTGCGGTTCGCCCCGGCTGAAACCAAAAAGGCGATAAAGCAGGGCAACAAAGCCATCGCCGACAAAGTCCTGGTCGAAATGAAGCAGCGGGCCAGGGTCATCTGGTCGGCGCAGCAGTACGAAACCATCGTCCCGTCGCTGCGGGCCGTCCAGGGCACCGTCCCGAAAGTCAAGATTGGCGGCGCCCGAAAAGCGGCCGTGTCGCGGCGCAAGAACCGACCCGCCTCCGGCGAGTTCGTCATGGGCGCCGAGTTCGGCGGCCGATTCAGCAAGACGACCCACCAGTTCCTGATCCGGCGGCGCGGCGGTTACGTCCTGTTCCCGACGATCCACAAGCTTCACGGGTTCATCAAAAAGGAATACACGGCCAACATCGAGAAGGTACTTAGAAAGGTGGCGAGGTAGTGGCATCTTCAATCGTGCGAACCCTTACCACGAACTTCGTCGGCCGTACCAAAAACCTGGAGAAGTCGTTCAAGCGGGTCGCTAAAGGCTCCGAGCTGATGTCCGACAAGCTGATGAAGGCCACGCGCATGGCCGGCATCGGGTTCACGGCCCTCGGCGGTGTCGCGGTCGGCACAGCAATGGCGCTCAAACCGATGATCGACAAGGCCGCCGACGTCGAAGAATCCCTGTCGAAAAACAACGTCGTTTTCGGCGATAGCGCCCGAGCGGTCGAACAGTTCGCTACACGGTCCCTCCAGGCGTTCGGCGTGACCCGCCGCGAGGCCCTGGAAGCCACCGGGGTGATCGGCACGCTCGGCTCGGCTATGGGCATGGCCGAAGCCGACTCAGCGAAGATGGCAACCACCCTCGTCGGCCTAGCCGGCGACATGTCGTCATTCAACAACGCTTCGGTCGAGGAAACGCTGACGGCGATCCAGGCCGGCCTCCGCGGCGAAAACGAACCGTTGCGCCGCTTCGGTGTCCTGCTCGACGCGGTCACCCTGAAAGCAAAAGCCCTCGAAAAGGGCATCATAAAAAACACGAAGGACGCGCTTACGCCTCAAGCGAAAGCCCTCGCCGCCTACGAAGTCATTCTGGAGCAGACCAAAATCCAGATGGGCGATTTCGAGCGGACTTCGGATTCGGCCACGAACCAGCAGAAGCTATTCGCCGGCGCTGTCGACGATTTGCAGGTCGCTCTCGGCGAAATGCTGCTCCCGACGTTCACAGCTGCGGCGGCGTGGATGAACGAAAACCTGGTCCCGTGGGCGCAGGAACTACTCGTCGAAATAGAAACCAAAGGTCCGTTTCGGGCCATCGGTAACGAAATCGGCGAACAAATGCGATCCGGCACCGAAATCGCGCTCGGCGACTGGGCCGAGGACACGACCTGGTGGAACGTGAACCTGATCAACCCGGTTCTCGACTGGATGATCAAGGCCGGCGCGGTTATCGGGGAGGGCGCGGGCCTTTGGAACCTCGACGACGGCGATGGGCCGCCGACCAGGGGGCCGGGTAGCCGCGGCGGCCGCGGCGGTGCTGCCGGGGCCGCGCCAGCAGGAACCGACATGATGTCGATCATTGCTCAGCTGGAGGAAGCAGCCCAGGCCGCGACCGAGGCTGCTGCCGAGGCAAAAGCGGAGCCGATGCCAGGATTGTCGGCGGCTGAGATCGAGGTCATGGTCAATAACGCGGCGGCCAAAGCGGCGGCCGACGCTTTGACTAACGCCGCCGCTGCCGCTGCCGTCGACGAGGCGTTCAGCGAAGCGTTCAACGAACCATCCAAGGAAGCGTCCGCGGCCGCTGCCGCAGACGCCGGTGGCGCAGCTGCGGCCGCTGCGGCGGCAGCGGATGCCGAGGTGGCCGCGTGGCTGGGCAGCCCAGAGGCGCAAGCCATGTTCGCGGGGTTCACAGGCGACCCCGGGCAACGCGGCGGCGCTACGACGGTCAACAACCATTTCAACATCACCGGGGTATCACCTAGCGAGGTGATGGAAGCGATCGGCCAGGCCGTCGACCTGACCGGCCCGATGCCGCCTCATTGGCAGCAGTCAGCGACCGACTAGCCGATGGCTTCGCCGACGTTTGTCGTCCATGTGTACCTCGACGGGTCGTTTCGCGCCCTCACAGCAGATGTGCGCGCCATCAAAATCAAGGTCGGCCGTTCCCGCGTGCAGGACGTTTTCACAGCTGGGACATGCGTCATCAGCCTGAACAATCAAAGCAACGCCTACTCGCCCCTGGGGGGCGGCACATACGGCGACTCTCAATGGATTGGCGCCGAGGTCCGCGTCAACGTGTTCCTAAACTCGGCGAGCCAGCCGACAACCCTGTTTCGCGGCAAAATCGACGACATCGACGTCATGTTCCCCGACGCGACCGATTCGACGGTGACCCTCAAATGTTCCGATGGGCTGTCAACCCTGGCGAAAACCGAACTAAACGACGTCGATTTCGTCGAGCAGGTCGGTTCAGCGAGGTTCACCGCCATTCTCGACAACGCCCAGGTCAACTACCCGGACGAATCGTCACCGGTGGACCGGGACATCGACACTTCGACGATCACGATGGCCGCCGAAACGGTCGCCGGCCTCCAGACGTCGACGTACACGGCTCGGCTCGCCCAGTCAGAGGACGGCGCCATCTACTGCCGGCACGGCATCCCAGGCGGCGCAGCGGCCGCGTCTACGAAGCGCGGCAACGTCCTGACCTACAAAAAACGGTATGCGCCATCGACGCCGACCGGTTTGACGTTCATCGGGTCGGGTGGCAACTCGACACAGCCGGCCATGACCGGCCTAAAAACGACGTTTGGGTCTGAGATCCTGTTCAATCGTGGCGTTTACGCCGGGTCGACCGGGACCGACCAGATCGTCAACGACACGGCAAACCAAGCCCTGTACGGCATACGAACCATCGTCCGGCGTAACCTGTTGAACCTGAACGACGCAGACGTCGAATCAGCCGCAACGAATTTTGTTCTGCTGTATTCGACGCCGGCGCTACGGGTGTCACAGCTCACCTGTATGCCTAGATCCATGAGCGAGGCGCAGGCCGAAGCCGTCGCCAAGCTCGGCGTGTGGGACGGCATCCAGGTGTCGTTCACCCCGGTCGGGGCCGACACCGCGCAGCAACGCATCGTCCGCATCGAAGGCGTCACCCATGACATCACCCCGATGGGGTGGGAAATGCGGCTCAACTGTTCCGGGTCCGGGGATCAGCAATACTTCATCTTGGACAGCTCAATCGACGGCATCCTGAACACGAACAAGATGGCCCCATAGGAGGCATCACATGGCCCAACAGACATTTTCCGGCGTTCCTGGTGCGTTTGCAGCTGGCGCGGTCCTGACAGCTGCCGAGCAGGAACTGATCCGCGATTACATGGTCGCGCAGATAAAGGAAGGCATGACCGGTGACACCGGGGAGATCCTCCCGATGATTATGGACCTGACGAACAACCGCATCGTCCTGGATTCGGGCGGCCTCGAGTTTTCCGACGGGTCGCTGCAAACCGTCGCCGCCAGCTCAGATCCGGCCGACATGAACCTCATTGTCGGCCTCGAAATGTTCCTCTAGGGAGAACCACCTATGGCTACCTATTCCAAAGAACTCCTGTCCGGCTCGACGCAGGGCAAAGGCATCCTGGTGGCCGCGACAGCGACCGCCGGCACCCTGATCCATACCGCCGTGTCGGGCACGACCGACCTCGACGAAATATGGCTCTACGCCGTCAATGCCCACAGCTCCGACATCAAGCTGACGCTCGAATGGGGCGAAGCAACCGAACCGACCGGCAACATTGAACAAACGGTTCCATCCGAGTCGGGCCTGATGCTCCTGGTACCCGGCCTGCTGTTACAGAACGGCCTGACGGTCAAAGCGTTCGCCGGAACCGCTAACGAAATCGTGATCCACGGCTACGCAAACAAGATCGACAAATAATGGGCCTCAGGTACGGGGCGCGGAGCCGCCCTGCAACGATGGTGTCGACCTGGCTGAACGGCCTCGTATCGGGCACCGTTCCCGCATACGAAACGACCGGTTCGCCGACGGTTCGCACGCACGGTTCGTACACGAGCCTGGAATACACCGGGTCGGGTTCGATCACGTTCGTTGCGAACACTTCGACCGCGATCCTTGTCGTCGCTGGCGGCGGATCACCGATCTACGGCGGCGGCGGCGGCGGCGGTATGCGTACCGCGACGCAAACCCTCGTCGGTACGACCACCTACAACGTGACGGTAGGGGCTGGCGGCTACTCGTCGTCTGGTGTCGATTCGACGTTCGCGGGTACGTCCACGATCACAGCGGCGGGCGGTGGTAAGGGTGCGACCTCGTCGGGCGGTTCACCAGCTCAGGACGGCGTCGCTGGCGGTTCCGGCGGCGGAGCGTACGGGTCGGCGTCCTACACGGGCGGCGCAGGCAACACCCCGTCGACATCGCCGTCGCAGGGTGCGGCCGGAGGCGACGGAGGGACGGCCACCCGCGGAGGTGGTGGCGGCGGCGGCGGCGCTTCTGGCACGGTCGGCATCGCATCGGTGACGGCGCTCGGCAACCGGGGCGGCGGTGGCGACGGGACTCAGAACGACTACGCGACCGGGTCGAACATCTACTACGCAGGCGGCGGTGTCGGATACTCCGCAGGCGGTGACGGCGGCGAGGGCGGCGGTGGCGACACCAACGCGCACGGGGGCACGAACCTCGGCGGCGGCGGCGGTTCCACTAATGGCAACGGCGGTTCCGGCGTGGTCGTCCTCAGATTCACGACCCCCGCATAGGAGGCCCTGATGGCACATTTCGCAGAAGTCACAGACGGCATCGTCACACGGGTCGTAGTCGTTGCTGACGCCGTAACGACCATCGACGGTGTCGAGGACGAGCAGCTCGGCGTCGATTTCCTCGACGACCTGCTCCCTACGGGCGGCGCATGGGTGCAAACGTCGTACAACTCGACGTTCCGACACAACATGGCCGGCCAGGGCGGCACCTGGGACGGTACCGGGTTCGCCCCGGCGCAGCCGTACCCGTCGTGGACGCTGGACGCCGACTACCAATGGCAGCCACCGACGCCGTACCCAGGCGGCGACGACCTCACCGCGTACTACTGGGACGAGGACACGACAGCATGGGTGCAGGCGTGACCTATCCGGGCTACCAGGCCGACCTCGACTACCTCGAAGGGTTCAAGGACGACGGCGACGAGAACGTGAGACTGATCGAACCGCTGCTGGCTTTTCGTCTGAGCCGCGCGTACAGGCGTTCTGACGTCCTCCGTTCCCATCTACGCATAGAGTCCGCTGGGCGCCCCCGAAGCGAACAGGAACGCCTGTATGCCGGTTACAAGGCAGGCAAGCCGGGGTTCAACCTCGCGGCGAACCCTGACCGCATCATTGGCCGGCACGGCGGCACGACGTTTCTCGGGTCATGGCACATGGAACAGCCCGACGGGTACACCTACGCGGTGGATCTGACGCACCATTGGAAGCTCGACTGGGACGACGTCCACGACCTGCTGCGCGCATCGGGCCTCCATACAACGGTCGCCGGTGAACCCTGGCACCATCAAAGCACGACGATTCGCGGCGCACTACCTGGACCGTTCCCGGACGGCACAACAACGGAGGATGAAATGACCCCAGAAATGGAAGAAAGATTCGACGGCCTCGCTACCTGGGTGTTCAACGGCACCACCATGATCCTGAAACGGCTCGACGAGCTGGAACAACAGCTCGCGACGACGAAAGGCGATGACGAATGAAGGCTTACCTGGATCTCCTGGAACGCTGCGCGATGACGTTTATTCAGTCGTTCGCGGCGTTGCTGCTCGCTGACACAGCCGGTGTCGACCTGTCTGTTTCGACGGTGCAGGCCGCCGCCGTTGCCGCCATAGCGGCGGTGCTGGCCGTCCTGAAAGGTTTCGCGGCGCAACGCCTCGTTGGTGACAAGTCCCCGTCGCTGGTGAAATGACCGAGAAGCCGGCCGCTGAGGCGACCAGCTGGAAGCAATGGAAGCTCCCGCAGCTCAACCTCGGGACGCTCGTATCGGTTCTGATCGCTGTCGGGTTCATTACCTGGCAGGGCCTCATGATCCGCGCCCAGATCGACGACAACTCCCAGGCGGTCGGCGACATGACATTCGCCGTCGAGGAACTCG